GCACTAACCGCAAGCCAAACTTTAACTGGTACACAAACAATTATTCCACCAGCAACATCTTCAATAGGACTTATCGTGAGAGGCCTAGCATCACAAACCGCAGTTCTTCAGTCCTGGCAAAATTCTAGTTCTTCGCAGGTAGCATTTATAGGAAATACTGGAGTTTTTTCTACTATTGGAAATATAGTCTCTTCCGCAGGAAATATTTCTTCAAATGGATATTTTCTTGCTAGCGGTGGAGGAACATATACACTTGGAAGATTTTCTGTGTCTGGTTTTGTTGCTGCTGGCGGTGTTGCTGGAACCACTGCAATGCTTAGAGCACCATCTGGAATACAAGATACACTAGTAATTACTGATTCTGGAAACTCTCCATTGCTACAAGTTAACAGTGTGGGTAAAATATATAACTCTAATCCAACAGTAGTTCCATTAAGAGTAATTGCAACACCAACTACATCAGTTTCAATTACCTCTATTTCTGGATCTGGCACAGTAGTTACATATACGGTAGCAGCAAATACTAACCCATTTGTTGTAGGACAAACAGTAACAATTACAGGAGCAAGTACTACAGCATATAACCTAACAAATGCTACAATTACTGGCGTAACTAGTACAACGTTTACAGTTGCTTCATCGGCTACTGGTGCCACATCTACCGCTACAGCAGTATCCACAAGCACTCAAGGTAATTTGCAGGAATGGCAAAACGCTGCTGGAACCGCTTTAGCATCTGTTTCTTCTGCTGGAGCAATCACTGCTGCTGGTGGAACAATGACTGCACCATTAACACTATCTGGAGCACCGTCTGCCGATCTACATGCTGCAACGAAAGCATATGTCGATAACGTAGTTTCTGGACTTAACTTCCACAGCCCTGTTCGTGCTGCAACAACAGCAAACATTACCCTGAGCGGAACACAAACAGTAGATGGTGTAGCACTTGTTGCTGGAGACAGAGTTTTAGTAAAAAACCAAACAAACCAGACAGAAAATGGTATTTATGTAGTATCGTCTTCAGGATGGACTAGAGCAACAGATGCCGATAACAATCCTACTGGAGAAATTGCTGGAGGAGACTTTGTCTTTGTTCTCAACGGTACTGTAAATGCTGGTTTTGGATATGTATGTTCTAATACCACTGCAATTACGATTGGAGTAACAAACGTAACGTATGTACCGTTTAATGCTGGACAAACAGTTACTGCTGGAACTGGACTTACAGAATCAACACCTGGAACTCTAGCAGTTGATTCATCGGTAGTTCAGTACAGAGTTACAGGCGTATCGGATACAGAGATAGGGTATCTTGATGGAGTAACATCTGCTATCCAGACGCAACTCGATGCCAAAGTTGCAAAGTCAGAATATTCGGCAAAGGGAACAATTCTTGTTGGTACTGGAAATGGAACATATACCGCTCAAACAGTTGGAACAAACGGCCAAGTACTATCAGCCAACTCTGCACAAGCAGATGGTGTAGAATGGATTACTTTCAACGCCACACCTGCGTTTGACGATTTAACAGATGTTACCCTAACATCATCTACAGCAAACGATGTTGTATATTATAATGGAACTACTTGGGTAAACAGATATGTGGCAGCAATCCCAACACTTACCAATGCTCAAACTGGAACAACATATACTCTAGTCTCAGCAGATGCTGGAAAGATCGTTGAGGTATCAAATGCCTCCGCTATTACGGTAACCATTCCAACCAATGCATCAGTTCCTTATGCTATAGGAACACAAATTACAATTCTTCAAACAGGTGCAGGACAAATTACTATTGCTGATCCGTCTGGTGGTACTCTAAATGCCACCCCTGGTAAAAAACTACGTGCTCAATGGTCATCGGCTACCCTTTTAAAACGTGGAACTGACACATGGGTGCTGATGGGAGACCTGACAGCGTAATGCCAATTACATCTTTCGGCCAAATAGCATCATCAGTTAGGAAAAGATTTGTAGATATATTTTCTGCTAGATCAAACACAACTGGGTCACTTGGCATTGCTACTGACGGTAGCCAATGGGATGCTGTAAATGGAACTATTCAAGTAACTACAGGTGCAGCAACTGCAACTACAACCCCTACGGCAGGTGGTGCAGGAACAACATATCCAATGGCAACTGTAACCTTGCCAGTACAAAATAACTCAATTAGTCTGGCAGGCACAAACGAGGGTTCTGCTGTTGCTCTATGGGTACAAAGCAGTTCTGACTGGTGGCTCGTAAGCGTAGAAGGAACTCAGAACACAGTAACAAACTACGCTTCTGCTCAAAACTATAACTATGCATTTACACAAAGCATGACCTATGCATCAGGAACTGCGTTTACACAATCAACTAACTTTACTTCATCATCAGGATTCAGTTCATTTTCTTCTGGAACAACCTTTAACTCAGCAACAAGAACCGTTGGTTCTCCTTTTGCCTTTCAAAGATTTTGGGCATCTTCACCTGGAGGAACAACATTTGCCTTTGTAACTAACTATTTTGGAGCAACATCAAACTTTTCAGCAACAGCGTTTACATCAACTGCTGGACCATTCTCTACATTTACATCAGCAGGAACATTTTACACATATGCATCAGGAACAACGACAACATACAATGAATTTTTAAGAGTTAGACAGTCCGTAGCCTCAACAGTAAGTATCATAACATCTCAATTAATCTCTACCGTAGCAAGCATCAAGTCTCTTCTGGTATCAACGTCTGGAAACCAAATTACTGCCAAAGCCTATTCTGATAATAATTTTGTAACTCAAATTGGTGCAGACCTAGTCTATACTGCCACTGGTGCCACAGTCAACACTAAGTATGGTCTGGCAGTTTCTCCATCTACCTACAATCAAAGTGCTATAATTGGTACATCAGTAAATATTACTCGTAACTAGTAGATTGGCAAAAAATGAAGATTATTAGATTCTTCTCAGGAAAAGAATATGAAAATGCTGGCCAACCAGTTCCAGCCAAAAAGGTTCTACCAGAATGGTACAAAGATTCAGAGTTGGACTTTGTAGATCCAGCAGATCCAGAAAAGACACCACTTGCTGGCCTAAAAAGATGTGTTCCTTTTATGGACGCTATGCTAAGTGGATATGTTCTAACAACTCCAATAGATATTTTTGTGTCAAAAAACGAAGATGGATCTCTAAAACTTGGATGGAACTCATCTGAACTATTTGAGACTTTTGTTCACGAAAGACCAAAAGAACTTGGCGAAAAGATGCCAAGACCAGCAGGACACTTTCCAAACCACCTTTCTTTTAAAGGCTTTTGGGGAATAAAGACACCAAGGGGCTGGAGTGCTCTAGTCGTTCATCCATTAAACAGGCACGACTTGCCTTTTACCATTACCTCTGGTATTATGGATTCAGACAAATACTCAACTTCTGGAAACATTCCGTTCTTTATTAAAGAAGACTTTGTTGGCGTGATTCCAGCAGGAACACCATTTGCTCAAATTATACCAATTAAAAGATCGTCTTGGAAATCTATCAATAACGATCAGGGCCTGATGTATCTAGAGTTTTTGCAGGGACAAACAGTAAGAACTCCAGGAAAGAGTTACAAAAAGATGTTCTGGCAACGCAAGGATTATAACTAATGGGATTTAAAAAAGAATATAAGATCTATGGCGATATGCTATTTCAGCACAAGCCAACCATTCGATCATTGCTACTTTATATGTTTTATAGCAAATTCATAAAAAGAGAAAGAACCAAACTTCCAGTTTATAGAGAAGACGCTGAATTCAAAGATCCAGATAAAATCCTAGAGGGCATTGAGACCAAGTATATAGCCCTAGTATCCGAAGGTAACGTAAAAGAATTGATTAGGCTTCAAAAGTTTGCAGCAGACATTCTACTAGACAAGAAGACAAAACTAATAGAGTTTGATCCACAAAAAACAATGGTTAAAAAGGGAATGGTCTATAAAAACAACAAGTTCGTAGAGGAAGAGCCAGATGAAAAAAATTAAATTCATATCAACCAATGTGTCTCTTTTGCTAGCACTACCACGCCCAGCATCTAAAGAGATTCCAGAATGGTACAAAAAGATAGACCGTGTTACCAATGGGGAACAAACAATTAAGGGCTGTATGCCTATCCTAGATGCTTTTACAGCAGGATACACACTTGTCCTCGCTGCAGACGTACACTTCAAGAATGGTCAGTTTCAAGAGATATCTAAGATCCCGATGGTGGCTTTACACAGTAAAGATCAAATAGGAGAGTTCTCTCTTACCAAGGAATACAGCAACCAACCATTTAAATGGCTTAACTACTTCCTGACCAAAACTCCAAGAGGGTATAGTAGCATGTTTATGCATCCAATTAATAGACCAGACTTGCCATTCTATACAATGACAGGTATTGTGGATACCGACACTTTTCCAGTGCCAGTAAACTTCCCATTCTTTATTAGAGAAGATTTTGACGGTATTATTGCAGAGGGAACTCCAATTGCACAGGTAATACCATTTAAGAGACAAGACTGGAAAGCCAAGATTGATGATGACAATCAGGCAAATCCGCCAGTATCTTTCTTGAATAACGTTTTTAATCCTCCATTTAATTTCTACAAAAGAACCTTCTGGAAACGCAAGAAGTATCAGTAGATAAAATCGGTAGTTAAGTATGGTAGAATGGACTAGGAGAATAAATGTCTAGCCCTTCTAACCTATATGCCGAGAAAATCTTTGCCGAACATCCAATAGCCCTTTGGGCATTAGATGACAAGGTAGAGTACGCAACCCTAATCTCTGAAGCACAGAGAAATATGGACAATGCCCTGCAGTGGACGATATCTGCCAACAACGTGTCTATTTTATCAGAAGATCTTGAAAAACCATTTTCAGATAGTTATCAAATAAGTCTATTGGGCAATGTGCCATCTGGAGCAGAAGACTCCGTAGTTTGCACTAGCAACGATTTATCATTCGGCCTTGACGAACTAAATGAATATTTTGCAAACTTTTCGATAGCCTCTTATGTATACATAAACTCAGTTTACTTGTCTAGCCTACAGATAGGGTATGAATACAACAAGGTTAGCGACAATTCTTTAGTTTCTAACCTAGTTACATATTCAGCCATAAAAAAAGAACAGTGGGTTCATATCTCTGAAACCTTTAAGATCCCAGAATCTGACGCAGAGGAATTTAGAATTGTTCTTAAATTTAACTATACTTCTGGTGGTGCAACGCCAGCAGATTACGAATTTTTAGTAAACGGATTAACGGTTGGTCAGTGGTCCGAAGAATTTTCTGCAACATCTCTAGGACAAACGACTCAATCAATTACAGACAGCATATCTCTAACTGGATTACAAAATGCGGTACCTGCAGACGTTTACGGTTTGCAGGATAAAAATGGCTACTACTTAACAAAAGACAATGCCCTAGTAGCAAGAAACTCTGGATTACCAATGGTTTATGGTGCAGAGTCAACAACATACATCTATCCAAATGGATCAAACCCATCTCTGATTGTTCCTGGATTTGGCTTTCTTAACAAGGTTGGAGAATACCAGACATTTACATTTGAGACATGGATAAGAATAAATCCCAAGAATATTGTGCCTAGAAGAATCATAGGGCCAATTGAATCAGAAGATGGAATCTATGTAGATCAATCATTTATTGTTTTAAAGATTGGAAACGTTGTGGCCTCTCACTCAATTGGCGAGTGGTATAGACCCATGCTGCTTGACCTTAGATACTCTAAAGACGAGGCATCGTTACTTATCAATGGTGAGCAGGTAATTTCTCTAGCACTAAATGGTGCAACAATAACGCTTCCAGAAAAATATAACAATTCTAACGAAGATCAAGACTGGATTGGATTTTACTCACATGACGACATTACTAGTTTTGAAATAGACTGTCCAGCAATCTATTCATATCAGGTTCCCAAGGTTCTTGCTAAGAGAAGATGGGTATTTGGACAAGGTGTTGAATATCCAGAAAACATTAACGCAGCCTATACAGGAACTTCTATTTATGTAGACTACCCATTCTCAAACTATTCAAACAACTATAACTACCCAGACCTTGGCCGTTGGAATCAGGGTATTGTGGAAAACTTGTCTACAAACGCTAATATCCTATCTATGCCAGACTATGAACTACCAACGGTAGTCTTTGAAGATGGAACATCCTATAGTTCTTGGATTGCTGCTAACAACGAATTACAAACATCAGAGCCGTATTTTGTTAGACTTAAACCAAACTCTGGAACTACCATTGGAGTACCAGAAAGCCCAGAAGGGTATATATACTTCGAAAAACTTAACGTTCTTACTCAGCCAGTAAAAGCATTCTTTGCAATTTTTCAAGAATATGAATCAACTGGTGATGATCAAACCCTATTTTACATAGAAGATGAACTTACAAATAATTATTTTGAAGTGAAGATATCTGGATCAGATATTCTATATAACTTAAAATATGGATCCTCGGTTGAAAATCTAGCAACAATACCAAGACTTCCAGTAGGGCAGCAGTTTGTTGTTGGTGTTAATATAGATAATTTTTCTTCAGTTTTTGGAGGAAATGCAGCGTCATTCTTTAATAAAATAAACTCGCTTAGTCTATATGTTGGTGGTAAAAAAACATTTGAAAACACCACAAAAGCAAATCTAGTAAGACTAGGTTTCTTAAATCAAAGAAATCTTGCAAAAGTTAAAACTGCATTCTTAGATAATGGTGTGACCTATCCAACATTTATAGATGGAGGAACGCCAAGCCTTACTGGAACAACAACAATTTCTGGTGGAACGCCAACTACTACAACTTGGCAGGACTTCTATGATGCTGGCGGTATTTATGATGAATTGTTCTATCACATATCAAGTTATACATTAATTCCAAAGATGTATCTAGATGAATTTTCCCTAGACATTGCCATTGACGCATACTGGGAAGACTATATTCCGTTAAAGTATTTTGCCAAGTATGTAGATGACTCATCAAATAACAAGGTTTACTCACTTGACTTTATTCAGTTTAATATGCTATATCCAAAACTAGAACTGTTTGCCAGCGGATCATATGACACAGAAGACTCTATTGTAAAGTCTTATATATCATTCCAGTACCTTGCAACTGGTGCAAACTATCCAGAATCCTTATTTACTGAAAAAGTATCTTTGTCAAGCAACAACATTGTGGACCCAGGGTCTTCTTGGCAATACAAGAAATATGAAGTTCTTAACGATACAATTATCTACCCACCAACAGGGGTAAACTTTGAAAACTTAGCAATTGTTGTTCACCTAGAAATTGTGGTCAATGGAATAACAACATATCCACTGTCAATCAAAACCCTACAATTTGCCTCACAGTCGCTAAACTACACGAAACCAACCGCAATCGGAACAAGGTTTGGAAAAGATATTTATCAGTATACAAAGAGTGGGCTATCAACTAACTACAAAGCAAAGAACCCATACATCATCTATAAAAACTCTTCGCCATATTTGTTCCTTACAAAGAACAGCGGTATTCAGCCAATAGGCACATTCAGTAATGGCATTAGTCGTGGTATAACAATCCCAGTCAATACATCACTGACTCCAGAATTTACCATAATTGCTGCTCAATTGTCAATAAGATCAAACGCAGAGTCATTTAGCACTGAACCAATGCAGATCTTTGAGATTCAAGGCAAGACAAAGTTTACGCAGTTCTATATGGTAGCAACAGATAATTCTGGTAAACGTGCCAAGATATATGCTATTGACGCATCAAATGGCAAACAAGACCCCAACATATCATTTTATCTAAATGGAAAGTTTGTACAAAATCCAGTTATAGGTCTCAAAGACTGGTCTGTTCTCGGCATAGCATGTGCAGAACCAATGTCTTTTAACTCATACGTTGGTGCAGTTAGACTAACAGGACCGCTTGTGTTTAACAATATATCTTATTACGAAAAAACAGATATTCAGCAGATTACCTTACAGGTTGGTAGGCCATGGTCAGAAGTTCTTCAGCCAGTTATATCTACAGTAGATTGGACATATTGGGACGAATCAACATGGAGAGAAGTATTAAATCTTCAGTCTGTTACAGAATTCAGCGTAGATCTATCGAATATTTATAAAGCATATACAGGAACAAATAAATTTATAGCAGAAGATGACACAATTTTGTCGTTTGAAAAGTATGAATATTTTGCATATAAAGATGTTTCTTGGCAAACCCAAACAATAAAACCTGTATAATATGGTATACTAGTGGTTATGAATGCTGAAAAATTTACCGTGCCTGGTCAGATTGGCCAAACAAAAGTTCAGGTTTTGGACAAGCAATATGACTGGGGTATCTATATCTGGAAAAAGGCTAACGGCAAGCCATTTACAGATGGTCAAGGTAACGTATTAAACGTACCGTCTCATAGGGGTGACCAAATTCAGATTCAAAAGTTAGTAAATGAAGCCAAGGCTCTAGGTCAGGGAGACGGATCCTATGAGTTTTATCCAGGAATGGGTAGGGTATCTGATGAAGAATACTCAGAGCAGGTAGACAGAATGAAGCAGGGACTTATCCCAAACCTTAATGATCTTGGTGCAGTTCAGGCAGCCAAAGACACTATCGCTATGTATGGAAGTGATGATTAATGTCAGAAGATTATGAATACAGAACTCCGTATATCCGTGATATCGGAATGCCAGAGTTTCAAGAAGAAGTTAATGCCTTTAAGTCGCATGACCCATTTGCAAAGTCATGGGATGCCCTTAAGAATTTTTCTGGTATTGAAAAGAACTTTAAGCGTAGAACAGACAGAATTGAAAAACTCAACAATGATCCAGTTGTAGAATCAACCCTACAATACAACAATGTTGACGTAATGTCTCAAGGGTATCAGGACAGTGCCCTATCAAATCAAACAGGTATTAGTGGAGCACAATCAAAGGAAATTAACCCTGGCCGTGTATACAGAAACGGATACGGCCTCTTTGACGTAATTACGCCACCATGGAACCTATACGAACTATCAAACTACTACGACACCTCGTTTGCCAACCACGCAGCCATTGACGCTAAGGTTGCAAACATTGTTGGCCTTGGATATGAGTTCCACCCAACAGACAGAACCCTCATGGCCCTAGAGGCATCAGACAACCCAACCGCAGTTGAGAAGGCACGTAAGCGTATCGAACGTGCCAAGGTAGAAGTTGGAGAATGGTTTGAATCACTAAACTCAGACGAATCTATGACATCTATCTTTATGAAGGTCTGGACAGACTACGAGTCTACAGGAAACGGATACCTTGAAATCGGTAGAACGATTACTGGAGAGATTGGCTACGTAGGACACATTCCTGCGACAACTATGCGTGTACGCAGACTGCGTGATGGATACATTCAGATCATTGGAAACAAGGTTGTTTACTTCCGTAACTTTGGAGCAAAGAATGTCAACCCAATTACCAATGACCCAAGACCAAACGAAATCATTCACCTAAAGCAGTATTCACCACTAAACTCATTCTACGGTGTTCCAGACATTCTGTCTGCAGTTGGTGCCCTACAGGGAGATGCACTTGCATCACAATACAACATTGACTACTTTACAAACAAGGGTGTTCCTCGCTACATTGTTACCCTAAAGGGTGCAAAACTTTCTGAAGAGGCTGAGGACAAGATGTTTAGATTCTTGCAGACAAGCCTAAAGGGCTCCAACCACAGAACACTATACATTCCGCTACCAGGAGATACAGATACAAACAAGGTAGAGTTTAAGATGGAGCCAGTAGAGACTGGCACACAAGAGGCATCTTTCAACGAGTACCGAATTCGCAACCGTGACGATATTCTTGTAGCACATCAAGTTCCACTATCTAAGATCGGTGGTGGCGATTCTGCTGCTATTGCTGCTGCACTTGCACAAGACCGCACCTTTAAGGAGCAGGTAGCCAGACCGTCACAGAGAAACTTTGAGAAGGTTCTTAATAAGGTCATTAGCGAAAAGACAGACATTATCTACTTGAAGTTCAACGAACTTACGCTTACTGATGAAATCGCACAGTCTCAGATCCTTGAACGCTATGTACGCAATCAGATTATGGTTCCTAACGAGGCCAGAAACGTCCTTGGCCTTCCACAGGTAGAGGGCGGAGACGAGCCTCTAGAACTAAATCCTAGACAGGCAGCAGACGCTGCATCAAATGCTAGACAGAATAGAGCAAGGGATTCTGAACGAGCGAATAATTCTTCAGACAGCCCTGCAACAATTGCTGGGAGAAATCCGCAAGGGGAGGGTAGAGCCACAACCTAACATGTTATAATAAAGTAACAAAGTTTAAAAAGGGCTCTATAATTATACTAGTATGACTATTTCAAAGGTACACTGGAACACCGAAGGCGACAACGTTCGACTTTCGATGCCGTTCAGTAAAGTAGATAAAGAACGAAGAATCGTTTCTGGTTTTGCAACGCTTGATAACGTTGATCGACAGTCTGACATTGTCACATCTGAAGCCTCTATGAAGGCATTTTCAAAGTTCCGTGGCAACATCCGTGAAATGCACCAGCCAATCGCTGTTGGTAAAATGGTAGCGTTCAAAGAGGACAAATATTTTGACCCTGAAACAAAGAAGTTTTATAGTGGAGTATATGTATCTGCATATGTTTCAAAGGGTGCACAGGACACCTGGGAGAAGGTACTAGATGGTACCCTTTCAGGTTTTTCAATTGGCGGTAAAATGAACAACTGGGATGACGCATACGATGAGAAGATGGATTCTCAAATTCGTGTTATTAAAGACTATGATCTTTTTGAACTGTCATTAGTAGATACCCCAGCAAACCAGTTCGCAAACATCCTA